TTTAACTTCGGTCTCGCTTTTGAAATATCTTCAGAAGGGTTATTAGATTTTATACTCATTCTTTATATGAATATAATTTAGATTTATTTTTAAATTAAAAAAAATTTAAAATTTAAGCATTGTAAACTTCGAAATATCCGTTGGATAATCTTGCGACTCTAATGTATTCACAGAAACAACGGAGTAAATCAACAACTCTGCCAGAACTTGGTGCATCATGAGTAATATGGAGTTCAATACCACGCTGACCGACACGACCATTGGTGAGACGAGTAGAAAGATTAAACATATGACCTTCCATTCCCTGCTGATTACGACCTTGATAAGTATCAGTAGTTAAACCACCATCAACAGTTCCGCAATCACTGAATTCTTGACGAGTAATGAAAGGAACACCTTCTGACTGCTGGAAAATAGAGAATAGACGGGCAAGATTATCAACATCAGAAGTAAATTCAAATCTATCATTGTAACGGAGATTATACTTTATCGGACCAGAAACACCAGTCGCACTTTGAGTCGGTGCCATACTATTATTTGCTCCGAAGATAGTATCTTCAGTCTGGGCATCGGCGGGGAATAATGAAATAACACGCGGAACCATGCGATTCGCCATACCGAGATTACGAACAAGACCCGATGCTAACTGTGTCGGAGAAGTAGTATGTTCAACTAGTCTGTAATCAACAAATGAGAAATTTAAGTCTTTACCGCGACCACCAGCATATCTGTCCATTTCATCACTAGTTCCATAATAGATATAATCAGCACAGAACTTAAGTTCATCACGAACAATTTCACAAGTTAAACCAGCAGTCTGACCAGCAGAAATCTGAACACGCTGTTCCGTAGTTGGATGGAAAGTAATTTCAATATTCACAGGTTCTTTAATAATATATAGTGGTAATTGATTCACCTTAAGGAAAGGGAATAAATCACTAAGATCAATACTGTATGAAGGGCATTCTTCTGGAGAAGCACCACTCATTTTTGCCCACGAAGGTTGATTGACTCTACCATCTGTAGAATTGTATTCCATCCCATTATCTAGACCGTATGAATCAGCAAAAACCTTACTATCATCATTGTATACAAATCCATGATTCATAACACGTCCCGTCATATACTGCTCACGCTCAAGATTGTTTTCATTTGTAATTAGAGAAGATTTAACAGCGTGAAGTGCCGCCCACGAATCAATTTCATTAAGAGTCTTGTTTCCAATTTTGAGAACAGCCTTCTTGACAATCTGTCCAATACCGACATGGGGTTGAAGGAAAACATCTGTTAGAGAAGCATTTGGTTTTAATGTAACAAATATCTTACTTTGTGAGTGTAAGAATCCCTTGTTCTGTAGAGTGAATCGGGCGAATCCATCTGTGGTGGCAGCACCCTGCGAGAAAACGACGGGTTCAAGTAAATCGGTTTCCAACTGTTGAGTGTAATTTGCGGGTATCTGATCAAGCATAAGGAAGTCTGGGATATCATCTTTATCATCATTATTATCAGAAGACATATTTAATTTATAATGATTGTATTATAAAAAAAATAAAAAAAATTTAATCAAATAAAAAAACATAGAAAAAAACCAAAGGTTATGCTTCGCAAAAATCTTACTGGCGTAACTGAACGCCCTGCGGAGAATATAATAGTTGTGCTTTAGACTTAATGAAGATATAAACTCCAATTGGATTATCAGATTTAAGATCAGACTCAATTGAGAGACCCCACTGTTCCATCGAGAAGTCTTCTCCAGATTCACCAATACCATATTTGACAGCGAGACCATAGACACCACCGCCTTCAGCAATATTAATGTAAGAATCTTCACCAGTAGCAGAAGTAGTCATATTATAGTTTCTGTGCATATTAGCAGGAGATACAGATAGACGTTCCATAGAATACTGGCTGTCTGGTGAAATCGCTTGAACTAGATTCTTAACTACCTGCGGATCAACAACCTTTGATTGCGTATTCGTAGCATCAACAATATTTGTTACATAGTCAAAATCAGCGGGGTATTTAGAACCACCCTTGAGATACTGAACTCGGCGAATTGGAGCGAGTGCAGTGAGACTAGAACCATCACCACTGGGGAAAGTAGTTGCTTGACCGTCTTGAGTAAGAGTATTAATATTAGAAACTGGCATGAATGTAACAAATGCCGAAATAACATTCTGTAGAGCAAGAGAATACTGAATCTGAGCATTTGTAGAATTAATACTCGTGTATAGTGAAGTGATAGTATTGTACTCATATGCTCCTTCTGGTCCGCTGGGTGTTCCAGCAGGGATATCACTTATTTCACAAGTTAATTTGAGATTGGATAATTCATAGTGAGCATCACCGATACCCGTAGTAGATCCATTTGTATTGAAAAGAACATTCGAATCTGGTTGTAAAAGGAATTCTAACTGAATACCACCAAAACCATCGGGTCTTAAATCAATCATCTGTCCAGACTTTAAGAATCCACAAGGAACATGGAAAGAAAACTGATTTGTCTGGGAAACAGCAGAACTAGCATTTTCCATAACAGCCTTACGGAAAGTAGTGGCATTCGGGTAAATCAAACACGACTGCTGAAGATGCGAAATCTGATCGGCGAGCGACGATGTGCACGCCAAGTAAGAATTCATAAATTTCGAATAATGCCGAATATTTTCGCAGACCATTTTTGAGCGATTAGCACGAATCGTTAAAGATTCAATAACATTGTAAATACCAAGACGATTATTCATGGTAACATTATCTCCATCTGTTAGACGAGTGGGAGTAGCAAGATTATCTTTGTAAGCAGCAAAATCACCAACGATCCTTACAGTGCTCGGGTCAAGCATGCCATCTTGAGCGGAAACAGTAAATGAAAGAACTGGAAATCCGTTCTTAAATGATATTTTGCCATCAGCAGGGATATTATCCGGGCGAATCTCAATGTAACGGGAAGTATTGCTCATATTTATAATTTAATAATTATAAAAATTATGTAAATTAAATTAATAAAAAATGTTTGTAAATGAAAAAGGTGAAAAAGTTGATTACAGAACATTTGAAAGTGTTGAAGTTCATTTAGCAAAAAAATATATCAAAAGGGATGATTATGTTTTAGAACTCGGAGCAAGATATGGCGGAGTATCATGTGCGATAAATTCAAAATTAAAAAATAAAACTCATCAATATTCCGTTGAACCGGACCACAGAGTATGGGATGCTCTTGAAACTAATAAGAAGAATAACAATTGTGAATTCAATATTATTAAAGGAACTATCTCTAATGAACCCATGAAAATAATTCAAGATACTCGCAAATTTAAAGATAATAACGATTGGGCAGCATACACTGAATTGGCATCTGGCTATTCTTCTCCTGCTCCGCGTGGGATTGAAAATCATAAATTACCAGATAAACCATTTAATGTTTTAGTCGCTGATTGTGAAGGGTTTCTTGAAACATTTTATAATGAAAATAAACAATTGTTCTCTCAATTGAGATGTATCATGATTGAGAAAGATAGACCAGATCAATGTAATTATAAATTTCTTGAAAGTGAATTTTTAAATATGGGATTCAAAATAAGTTATAAATGTGAAAAAGATTTTCACGTTGTTTATGAAAGATAAAAATATGTGTAATAATAAATGATGAAAGTTCTTTATATTAATCTTGATTCAAGAACAGATAGAAAAGAACATATTGAAAGTATTGTTCCATTCGCTGAAAGATTTTCTGCTGTTAAAGATGAAAGGGGTGGATACTTTGGATGCGTCAGATCTCATATACAATGTTTAAATATCGCAAAATACAGAAGATATGAAAGTGTTATTATTCTTGAAGATGATTTTAGATACAAAGATGAAAGGAGACTTGAGACTATGGATATCCCCGAAAAGTTTGATATGTTATTATTATCAAATCTGATAATAAAGAAAGATACTGAAGAATATAATGATAAGTTTGACAGAGTGTTTAAAGCCCAATGGACTAGTGGATATCTCATTCATCAAAACTTCTATGATAAATTAATAGCATGTTTTGAAGAATCATTACAAGCATTATATGAAAATTATTGTAGAGAGAATTATTTAGATATTTATTGGAATCGGATTTTTAAAGATAATTTAATCTTGAAACATAAAAATATAATTGGTGGTCAGTTAGAGAATGATTTTAGTAATATTCAAAATAAAGTGATTCAGAGAATTAATTAGATCAGTGAATAACTTCTACTGATCCATCACTAATTACTAATCTACGAACGTGGAACACATACGAATTAAATAACTTGGCTTTGCTTGGAGCAGTTGCAGTCTGGTAGCGAAGGATTACAGCAAGATCTTTACCCCTTAAATCAAGAACACCATTCTGACCACCAGCAGAGAAACTTCTACCGAATACAAAGTTAGACATGAATTCACTGAAAGACTTGGGTTTGATACCAGCGTTATCCAGTGTCTTTTCTAATTCGTATAGATGGAATGCGTCAAGCGAGTTCTTGGTAGCAATCTTCTTTGTAGAAATTTCCCTTGAAGGAACACGCTTTCCGTTGATCGTGTATTGAATGCTGGAGAGTTCATCACAGATACCGCTGTATGCCGAGCGGGTAGATGCTAAACACGTATCAGCGGGCTGTTTGCTCGTAGTATTATCAGTTTTATAATTTGTTCCTTGAATAACATATGTGCCAGAACCAGAAATTAACTGTGCCGAAGTGTAAACACTAGCATCCTGCGGAACAATTAAGAGTGATTTTGCTCGGCTATTCTGAGCGAATATCTGGAATGTAGTCTGTCTATCAGTAGCAAGAATGCTGTGCTTGTAGTTAGTTGCCGACATGATATCAAACTCAATTGCTCTGCCTTCACGAACTTTCCCAATCATACCCGCTTCAAAATCTGGATCTAACATTACTTGAGAAACAACTAAATTTACATTTGATATTTCATAACTAGCATCATATGAAGCAGCATCCGCAACAGCGGTTGAATACATGACATAATTATCACTCGTAATCGCAACGCCATTGTTGGTTAGAGAAGCATCACAAACAACTTCAATAAGACCATTACCGCCATCAGCAGCAGCACTGAGATTAATTTGACTAATCTTTGCCACAGCAGATAATACAGATTTACTTCCGTTATTATTTGATCTACAGAAGTTAAAAGTTTCACCAACAACAAAAGGGAAACGAGCAACTCTATCAGAACCACCAAGATTATTTAAATCCGAAACATAGAAAGTTGTGGATGATGAACCATTCGCCCAGTTGTTGGGAGTAGATGAACCATTTAATGAATGGAAATGCGGATTTAATTTAGTTCTTACATCCCGAAGGACTGAATCTAACTGCTTGATAACATATTCTGCTTCATTTAAATCGATTTCAATGTAAAGACCATTTGTCATCATAACTGGGAAGATAGAAACCGAATCAGCAAAGATACCGGTGTGAAGGGGTAATGTAATCTTGGCATTTAAGAAATCAGTATTGCTGAAAGCAGTTGTCTGATTACCCGAAGTCTTTTTGAAGAAAGGATTGGTTACTGTATTCGCCATACCAGTCTTGCTTGTGCCTTGATCACCACGATTATCGGGTTGGTGAATGGCACAACCTTCAGTTAAAGCACGCATATTTTCAGTAGTTTTATCTTTATCATAATCATATTTTACAGAAACATAAGTCGCATAATCAGAAATCTCTTCAAGAAGTTGACCACGAGACCCATCATAGATACGAATATTTTTGATTAAAGTAGATGTGCATTTATCTAACTGTAAGCGGGTGGGAGTTCCACCAGATGGAAGCGATAGTTTAACATTAAACTGAAGGTAAGTTTCACGACCATCCATGAATTTAGTGGAAGGATCTACAAACATCTGAACCTTCTGACCCGGTGAATAAGAAAGTCCATTCTCCGAAGGAACAGAGATTTTCTTTTCACCGACACGTGCGGAATCATCAGCAGACCAATAAGCACTCATTTATTTATAACATTAAAATTATAAAAAAAACAAAAAAATAATTATTAAAAAAGTTTAACGCTTATTGAACTCGCGAAGTTACCGCAGTTAATCCAGTAGTAGCAACCAGTGATGGATCTTGTCTTTCAAGTTGAGTAGTTTTTTCAGTTGTTTCAGTTTGCTCTTTTCCTTGTGCGGTTAAATCATCACTTGTTTTATCTTCATCTAATTTTTCACCAACAGAATCTGTAATACCAGATGCTAAATCCAAACCAGCACCAAGAAGTTTCGCAGGTGGGAATGCTACTCCAACTAAATCAGCGATTGATCCGCCAATCTGTAAAACGTTAGATGCTTTTTCCCATGTATTATTTCCTTGAATTTTACCCCCTTTAAGATCTTCATATAAATCCATGCCACCAAGAGCAGCACTTCCAAGAACACCCGCTTTACCCATGAATTTGCCAAATTTGGATGCTTCAACCACCCCTTCACCATCTTTTAATATACCCTTCGCTACAGCACCACCAGCACCTTCAGATGTTTCGGCAACTTCAGATACAGTTTCACCAGCATTAGCACCTTCCGAAATTGCTTCTCCACCCGCTTCAGTTGTGTCTTCTCCCGCTTCTGTGACGGCGGGTGCTGGTTCTGTAGTGGCTTCGGGTGCTTCAGCAGATCTACGGGCTGAACCTTCTGTTGGGTTGGGGGCATTTAAACTCGCTTTCCATTTGTTATATTCAGCGACTTTACCCGGAATATCTTTTGCCGTCCACAGATTTGTTGCTTGGTCTTTAATCTCTTTAATCATAGTAATATTTTGTGCTTGGTCTTTTAATCCTTGAATTGTATTTGTAACATTATCATTATGATTTCTAACGCGATCATTGTAATCTCTGACTTCTTTAGATCGCATGTTTCCCAGAGCGATTGCTCCGCTAGTTCCATACAAATCGTTCATATTTATAAAATGAATAATATTTAAAATTTAAAATTAAAAAAATCAATTATTAAGTTTCAAAGAAACAACTGCCCCCATCAGGGGCTAGTCAATCTCTAGTTCTTCCGCTTCTTCACTATCCCTTGTCGGATAAATCTTTCTTTCATGTCTGATATATGCTTCAGCAGGATTCTCACTTAATTTCAAATATAAAAATGAATATCTATCTTTGTGTGCTTCATTATATAGTTCCATGAATTTATCATGACCACCAACTAAATCAGCATACTCTTCTGCGATTTTTTCCAACTCTTTTTGGTTCTGCTGTTTGCAGATCACGACGTCGGTTGCGTTGTTGCGAATCATACCAGATACAGCACGGAAACTCTGAACAGCGATAATATAAAAATCAATATAATGTCTGAATCTTGTACTGAAGAAACTTACTTGATTTGTTTTCTTAAAATCTTTTGTTAATACATCGTCCATCACAAGAGCATATGTTGGTCGGTCTTCTTTGTTTTCATATTGACCTTGAGACTTTTTAATATTCTCAATAATACTATCTTCATAATGATCCATACAATCAAAATGTTTACTTAATATTTTACCCTTATTATCTGTGTGTAATGTTGTAGATACGAATTTAACTATATCAAATTTATCTTTATAAAAATCGGGATTACAAAAATAATTGACGAGTAGATTACTTTTCCCAGATCTTACTGAACCGATAATTAAACATAAGGAAGGCATGCTTGGAAGGTTCGGATGAATATCATCAAACTTTTCAGAAGGTGTTTCATCCTTTACTTTGAGAACCTTTGGCACACTTTTCTTCTTGGGTTCTGTTTTTGCTTTCTTTGGCATTATATATAATGTATATTAAATAAATTTATTTAATATTTTTTTATTTCTTTTAACTAACATTTCCCTGAGTTTCACAGGGTTGGTTGGAGTATATCTTGGTTCACCACCAACATTATAATGATTGAATGTTTTAATCCAATTGCCTTTCTTCCCATACAAATGATAAATAAAATCATCGCATTGCCAATCTGTAATTTGTGGTGGAAAAACCCATCCAAACATTTTATAATGTTTCTTGTGAAGTAAGAATTGAGTGGGAATAGCATGATTGTTACTGAAGCCAGCAGAATAACCGATATTATTATTTTCTTTTAATGCTTTCAAAAATATTCTTAACCAGT